TCAAACTCCTTACCATGAAACGTAAAAGGGCCTGAGTGGTTAGGATGCGCAGGGTGAGAAGCGTCGATACGCTTGGAGGCGTACCTACCCGTCAAGTGGTGCCACACATCACCGATCTTACCGGAAACGAAGGTCCAAAGGATGTCGATGGGCCTGCGTGGCACATGGACCATACCGTCCGGGTCAAAATGGGGGTCATAGTGTTGTCGAAGGTTGCGCGTGGTGGCGTGCCACAACCCAAAATATCCCTCATGTGGAAGAGGCACACCATGACTGGAGGCGAGTTCGACTGCAGCTAGAACTGAACGGTGGGCCAGGTTGCGAGAGTCTGTCCAATTGTTGCGCTTCCTCGAACTAGCAGAGACCACAGAAAGTGCAGCACGATCAACTCCCTCCATGATGTAACCATGGTTGACGCAGCCCACGACATTGCTGACGTGATTCGCGTGCTGAGAGATGTCCAAGTCCCGAGAAATGAGGCCAATATCATCCAAGTCATTGACGCTATCACCGTAAAGACTACGAAGCGCGCCCCTGACGGTGTCTGGACCAGCCGAACGCGGCGCTGGAATTCCTAACTTCCGCTCCCAGAACAAATCGGTCTCTGAATCGTATGAGAAGGCGGCCCCAACATTAGCAAGCGTGGCCAAACAAATGGCACGGATCGCAGCTATGTGGGGGTAAAGCAACAGGTAGGAAAGAGCTTTACTAGCTTCGATGGCGGAACCCTCAGGGTCGCCTCCTCCGCCCGTGGGAAGCGACGACGTAGTGGAGACTTTGATAGTGTTGACCAGCTTGCCGAACATGGTTGAGTAAGGCCGCCAAGGAAGATACTTGATCACATGACCGCCACGTCTCAATAATGGGTTTGGATGGCCGTTCTGCCCAACCGCCGCCACCTTGACTGGGGTGTACCTATGGGACAAATAATCGATGGTGTCAAAAGAAGTATGTTCCGTGTAACCGGACACCTCCCTAGAACGGATGATCATGTTTGTCTCCAACATGTGCTTGCTAAGCCGATCCGAAAAATCGTCGGGTATTGAGGCCCTATCGGTTATGATGACATGGTCGTCGCCATCCACAAAAATGGTCACCCCTGCTAAAGGCTCACCAAGGGGCAAGCCAAGAGAGAGAGCAACTGCCCGGTGCAAGAAAGACCCCATTTGACCGGAATTCACCCAGGTGTGTTTGTGG